ATGGATACACGTTGACACTAACGGGCATGGAGTCAAGACCAATGGCATTTTTAGAAGATTACACAACTAGCATTTTTGACAATTCAGGATTTACAAACAAAGGAACACCGTTTGTAGTTTCAGCATAATCTTATTAGTAGTTTTTTTATATTCTTGATTAGGGGGCTTTTTAGCCCTCTTTTCTTTATAAGGCAAATAAAAACAACTTTTTTCTATTATATTAGTAGATGATACAAGCAATAACAGAAACTAGCTTCGAAGCATACTTGCAAACTGAAGACTCAAGAATTGATACTACGGTAGCTTCGAGCAATATTAGGCATTTATTAAAGTTTACAAATGATATGGATAAATCAGTTGTATATGCTTATGGTACAACTGAAACTATTTATGATAGATATACTGCTTTTACATTTACTTACCATGCAACACCAAACATCTATCACGGTAAAGTAGATTTAAAACCTTCAGGGTTTTGGAAATATGAAGTGTACGAAGTTTCATGGGCGGGTACTGTTACTTTAAATTCAGGTAATGCACCTGCTTCTGAAACAGATGTATTATCACCTGCAGCACCTGATAAGGGTGTAGTTCAGGGCTTAGTAACAAAAGGAAAATTATATCTTGCAGATAAAGCAGGAACAGCACAGGTTCAGTATACTCAGAGACAAGAACCAACAGGAACAAATTATATATATTACGGACAATAAAAAATAAAAAATGGCAATAGAAAACGTACAACAGCTTTTAACAGAACAATTAGGAAAACATAGATGTGATGTGATAGGCACTACAGCAATGACAGGGAAAGATTATTATGCTATTCACTTTGTTACTGAAAGTGTTATTTCATCAATTACAGCTACTAATATCCAAACAGGAACAGGATCAGCAGCTAGTAATTTACATACAACTATGGCGGCAGGAACGACATTATTCCTTCAATGTACAGCAATTACACTTAGTTCAGGTGTTGCAATCTGTTATTACGAGCAAGTTCTATAATGAAAATTCTTAGACTAGGACAAAGTTTATGCTCTTCTAATGGTGGGGGTGGTGCTGAAACAAGATTTGTTTTTTCAGTAGACACTACAATTGCAGGAAGCACAGGAACAGGAAAATTTGAAGTTCCTATTGTTTCAGGTCAAGGTGCAAACTGTGACATTGACTGGGGTGATGGTAACACTAATACAGGAGTTACAGCAGCAATTACACATACCTATTCATCATCAGGAACATATACTATTAAAATAGACGGCACATTAAAAGGTTGGACATTTAACAATGGTGGTGATAAACTTAAATTAAAAGAAATATCAAACTGGGGTAATTTTGAGTTTACAAGAACATCAGCATTTTATGGGTGTACAAACATGACTTGTTCAGCAACAGATGTTGTCAAAAGTATTAATGCTAACATGCAGTTTACTTTCTCAGGTTGTAGTAATTTTAATGGTGCTATTGGCAATTGGGATATGTCTAGTTGTACATCAATACGAGATATGTTTTTCGGTTGTACTGTTTTCAATCAACTTCTTAATTCTTGGGATGTGTCAAATGTTACTAATATGCTGCAAACATTTAGAAACTGTGACGCATACAACCAAAGAATGAGCAGTTGGGATACATCAAGTGTTACTGAAATGTTTTCAATGTTTAGGGGTGCAGATTCATTTAACCAAGATGTTAAGACTTGGGACGTGTCTAATGTCACTAGAATGGATAATATGTTTAGAGATGCAGCTGCTTTTGATAAAAGTCTAGCAGACTGGGATGTTTCAAGTGTAACAAGCATAACAAACTTTATGAGTGATAAAACACCATCAACATATTCTTCAGCTAATTTAGCAGCATTATATACAGGTTGGGCGGCTCATACAGTTACATCAAGTCTTGGTATTAGCTTTGGGACAGCAGAATATGATGCAAGTGGTGCAGCAGGAAGAACTACATTAACAACAACATATAGTTGGAGTATAACAGATGGCGGGCAAGCATAAAAATAAATAATATGGTACACGATATAAATTTCCCAACTGAAAGAACTTATGTTATCGCTTACACAAATATCGATAATACAGCTTATTATACATGGGTAAATCCTGACCAATGTTTTGAAACAGGTCAACCTAACTTATGGACATCATTAGATGAAACTGAATGGTTAGAAGAACTAAACAATGTTTTTGGAATAGTTCCTGACCCTGATGACTTACCACCAAACGAATAATTATGAAAGACAATTTAATATCTATAAATTTAGAAACAGCAACAGCACCTGTAGTTCAAGAGGTTCGTGGACGTGACTATATCGAGTATGGCACGGATGACTGGAAAAACCTATATCCTCAGTTCCTTATTGACCTTTACTATAATTCTAGTACACATGCTGCAATAATTAATGGAACAGCAGAAATGATTGCAGGTGAAGATTTAATTGCAGTTGACGAAGATGTAAATTTAGATGCTTACGTTAAATTAAAGAAGTTCATGCGTCATGCGAACTCTAAAGAATCATTACATCAAGTGATTAAAAAAGTTGCTTTTGATTTTAAACTTCAAGGTGCTTACGCTTTACATATTGTTTGGAATAGAGAACGAACAGAAATCGCTGAAATCTACCACGTCCCTGTAGAAAGAGTAAGGGCAGGAAGACCTAATGTGATGGGCAAAGTAGACACATATTATATTAGTGCAGATTGGAGCAATGTTAGAACACATAAACCTTACCCAATAGCTGCTTTTGATACTAATGATAGAACAGCAGGCAGTCAATTACTTTACACAGGGGCGTATAGTCCTAATATGGACATCTACCACACACCTGACTACTTAGCAGCTTGTAACTGGGCATTAGTAGACCAAAAGGTAGCAGAATTTCATTTAAACAATATAAGTAACTCATTTTCAGGGAGTTATCTATTTTCGTTCAATAATGGGACGCCTTCTGCTGAAGAAAGACGACAGATAGAGCAAAGTCTAGCAGATAAATTTACAGGAAGTAAAGCAGCAGGACGTTTTGTGCTTTGTTTCTCAGATGACCGAAATCGCGCACCTGAAATAACACCTTTAAATACAGCAGATTTAGATAAGCAATATTTAGCCCTTCAAGAACTGCTTGTGCAAAACATCCTCACAGGCCATAGGGTGACCTCTAAGACACTTTTAGGTATCGATAGCACTAATGGGTTCTCAAGCAATACAGACGAGCTTATAAACGCTGCAAACTTTTATCAAAATACTGTCGTTCGTAGTTTTCAACTAAATATTTTAGATACTTTACAGACTATATTCTCTGTAAATAACATGGATTTGCCTGTTGAATTTGTTCAGTTAAAACCTATTACAGTACAGTTTGATAGTAAGACTATAAGAGAGGTTATGACGCAGGATGAAATACGTGAAGATATTGGGTTAGCACCTTTAGATAATAATGAAGAAACAGTTGAGCAAGAGGTTAAGTTTGCTAAAGTAGGAATGATTGATGGTGAGCCTGTTTTTAGCACAATAGAAGAAGCTGAAGCACATGCAATAACAAAAGGATGTAAAGGGTATCATGAACATGAGTTAGAGGGCAAAACTGTGTATATGGCATGCGAAGGACATGAAGAAGCAACAGAGCTTTCAGCATGTATTGAAGAGTATGGTGAAGACATGCCAGAAGGTTGGGAAATAATTAATGAAGAAGAAGCAGAAGAAGAAGCAGAGGATTTTGACTTTCAATCAGAATTAAATAGTGACTATTATGAGTTTGCTAGTACAGGTTCAGCATACCCAAACAGGAAGTCAGGTCAAGATCAGAAAAGTAAGCAAAAACAATATGAGGACGATATTTATCGTGTAAGATACAGATATACTGGCAGCCTAAAAGGAGAAAGAGAATTTTGCAGAAAAATGACAAATGCAAATAAGTTGTATCGTAAAGAAGACATTATTGCTATGGGTAAAAGACAGGTAAATCCGGGTTGGGGTGCTTATGGTAGTAACACGTATTCTATATGGAAATGGAAGGGCGGCGCGCTATGCAAACATAAATGGTTTAGGGTTATTCTAGTACAAGAAGGCAAACGTCCTAAAAACTCTGATAAAATAATTTCATCAACAGAAGCAAGAAGTAGGGGTGTAAAGCTACCAAGAAATGCTAAAGAGGTTTCAGTTGCTCCACACGATATGCCAAATCATGGATTTGTAAACCCTGAATTAATTGCTAAATATAAAAATGTAAAATAATGGCATACGTACTATTCATATCAGAAAGCAAATTAAAAGATTCTACGGCATTAAACCTAAATGTCGATGTAGATTTATTGCTTCCGTTTGTAAAAGAAGCGCAGAAACTATATGTTGAAACAGCATTAGGAACTGATCTTACTCAAAAATTAAAAGATTTAATCACAGCAGGAACAGTTGGTAATGTTGGGAATGAGAATTACAAAACATTATTAGATGAATACATTGGCGATATGCTCCCGCAGTATAGCTTATATCATGCAGTTCCGTACTTGCGTCACAAAGTAGAGAACGGAAACATTTACAATAAGACGTCAGAAACTGGAACAGCACTAAGTACAGAGGAAGCTCAGGCATTTCGTGAAGAAATTATGAACACAGCTTCTTATTATCGAGAAAGATTAATCGATTACATAAGAAATAATACAAGCAGCTTTCCTGAATACTCAACAAATACTGGAGCCGATGTTAACCCTTCAGTTGACAACTATTACAACGGCATAAACATTGAGAAACCTAGACAAGGAACAGAATTGACGTTAAGAAACTTTTTAAATGCAAGTGACTATTAATGAGAAAACACTATAAACCAAAAACTAAGAACATAACTAAGCTAAAATCCTACTTGGATAAGAAGCCACAAAACAATAATAATGAACGATCTAAAAGACACGCTACAAGTAGGAATAGCTAACGGCTCAGCAATTGGTTTTAGTATCACTGATTGTAATGAAATATTAACACTAGTATCTCTAATACTAGCAATCTCTTTTACTATATATAAATTCATTAAATTTGACAATAATAAATAAATGGCTCGTAAAGTTACTGCAATCAATTATAAGCCTACTAGAAAGAAAAGAAAAGGAGTACATTCCAAAAACGCAAGTCGTGGACAAAACGCCTACAAACAACCCTATAGAGGTCAAGGTAGGAATTAACCTTCTTTTAATAAGAGATACATTCACTGATGAATCTACTATTGGTGAACTGTTTGTAAATGGTGAAAGATTTTGTGACACCTTAGAGTTACCATATAGAGATAATAAAAAAAGCATATCATGTATACCTTCAGGCAATTATAAGGTAAGAATGAGATACCCTAGAGAAAGTGCAACTAGAGATTATTTGCACCTATTAGTAAAAGATGTAAAAGACCGTTCATTTATATTATTCCACAGAGGTAATACAGCTAAAGATACACAGGGTTGCATCCTAGTAGGACAGGGAAGTCAACAAGACATTGTTTACAATTCAACTTTAGCAATGGATTTACTTATGAAAGAAATAATAAATTTGGGTGGCGAGAATATTAATTTAATAATCAAAAATAGATAATATGAAATTTTTAGAAAAATTCCTGATTGGCAAAATGTTACAATCAAAGAAATTTTGGTACGCCGTAAGTTCTGTAATCGTACCTGCAATTGTAAAGTTTTTAGGCGTTGATATTGAAACTGCTCAGAACCTTTACTACGCTTTATTAACCTTAGTTGTTGGGCAAGGTATAGCAGACATTGCAAAAAAATAATAGATATAGATTAAAGCCGCATGAAATTGTGGCACTAAAAAAAATGCGAGAAACCGAGACTAGAAATGTTCTAGTTATCGGTGACTTGCATGAACCTTTTTGCCTAGAAGGTTACCGAGATTGGTGCTTAGAGCAATACGACACCTATAATTGCACGCAGACAGTTCTAATAGGAGATATAATCGATAATCATTACAGTAGTTACCATGAAACATCAGCTGATGGAATGGGCGGCTTAGAAGAGCTTGAATTGGCTATTAGTAAAATTGCTAAATGGTATGAAGCTTTTGATGAAGTTGGTACAAAAGTTATTATAGGTAATCATGACCGAATTATAATGCGTAAAGCACAAACATCTGCAATACCATCTAAATGGATAAAATCTTACAAAGAAGTTCTAGGCACTCCAAATTGGGATTTTGTTGAAAGGTTTGAACAAGACAATGTACAATATATCCATGGCGAGGGTGGTACGGCTAGAACAAAATGTCGTGCTGACATGATGAACACAGTACAAGGACACCTACATACTCAAGCCTACACAGAGCACTATGTTGGAAAGAAGTTTAGAGTTTACGGAACTCAAGTTGGTTGCGGGATAAATCACAAATCTTATGCAATGGCATACGCTAAATACGGTAAACGACCTGCAGTTGGTTGTGCCGTTATCTTAAACAATGGTAAAACACCCCTGAATCTTTTAATGCCTTTATAATGACAGAAAAACAAATAAACACAAGACTATTCATATTGTATATGCTAATTATAATATCTGTTTTGTTCTTTAGTTTATAGAATTATAACTAGTAAATATCTTTCTTAACACCTTAATTGTTAATAACTTTGTAAGTAAAGTTGTAAGTAACTTAATGTTTTTTATATCTTTGTACTATATTAATCAATAAAAAACTAAAAATGAAAATTACTAGCAAAAAAACAGGTCACACTTTCTACCTAAGTAA